TAACGAGGAAAATTACTAATTATATAGGTAAGTTAGCAAGGGGTGAAACTAAGGAGCCTTTAAAGCTAGGCAACTTAGAAGCTCATCGTGATTGGGGTCATGCCAAGGATTATGTGCGGGCCATGTGGATGATGTTACAGCATAGTGAAGCAAAGGATTTTGTAATAGCTACAGGAGAAACACACAGCGTACAAGAATTTTTAGATTTAGCATTTAAAAGTGTACAATTAAACCCAGAGGAACATGTTAAGATAGATCCTAATCTTTTCAGACCAGCAGAGGTAGATTATCTTTGTGGTGATGCTACTTTAGCAAAGGAAAAGTTGGGGTGGGTTCCTAATATGAATTTTAATGATTTGATAGAGGATATGGTTAAAAGTGATGTTCAGAAATTACGGTGATCCACAATATAAAAAATGGAGACAAGCAGTATATAGGAGAGACAGCTATTGTTGCAGATGGCCAAATTGTAAAGTGAATAAGAAGTTGAATGCCCATCATATAAAAACCTGGGCTCATTATCCTGGTCTCAGATTTGAAGTAGCAAATGGAATTACATTATGCAGATATCATCACAATTTAATCAAAGGTCAGGAAGCATTATACGAAGCCACATTCTTAAAGATACTAGCCAATGATAGACTTCAGTAATTTTCACATAATAGTAGATACCAGAGAACAGCAGCCGTGGGCATTTGAAAAAATGGAACAGACGGTAGCTAAATTAGATACAGGAGACTATTCTTTGAAAGGACTCGAAGAGTTATTTTGTATCGAAAGAAAAGGAAATGTAAGTGAGTTTGCAAATAATATTACGGAAAAAAGATTCAAGGATGTTGTAGAAAGATTGTCTCAATTTAAGTATCCCTTTTTATTATTTGAATTCGATTTAGAAGATGTACTCCAATATCCAGTAGGGTCTACTGTACCTAAACGGATGTGGAGCAAGCTAAGAATTAGTCCCAAGTTTATCCTTAAACATATTAATGAATTACAAATACTACATAATGTTAAAATTGTTTTTTGTGGCAATGCTGCAAATGCAGAAAAAGAAGCATTAGCAATCATGAGAAAGATATATGAGCATCACGGACAACCAAAAACAGATATTTGATGATGCATGGCTAGGTCTGGGGGATCTGTCGAAGATCCAAGTACCTACGAATCCAATGATCCATAGGACTGAGAAGGAGATTGAGAACCCAGATCTACACCTTATGAGATTGTTACGTGATCCAAAGTATGTAGGGGCAACTTGTAAATTACTATTTAATATAGAGTTGCATCCTATGCAGTGTGTTATATTACAGGAATTTTGGAACAGACCTTTTCCTATGTATATAGCTTCTCGTGGTTGGGGTAAATCGTTTCTTTTAGCATTATACTCAGTATTAAGATGTACCTTTAATCCGGGCACTAAGATTGTAATTGTAGGTGCTGCGTTTAGACAGAGTAAAATTATATTTGAATATATGGAAACTATGTGGAGGAACAGTCCAATTCTTAGGAGCATATTTTCTGGTAATGAAGATGGGCCGAGAAGAGATGTAGATAGGTGTACGATACGACTTGGTGATAGTTGGACCATTGCGGTTCCTATGGGCGATGGCAGCAAGATTAGAGGACTCAGAGCACATATTATTATCGCTGACGAATTCGCATCAATATCACCAGACATATATGAAACAGTTGTTGCAGGTTTTGCTGCTGTTTCTGCTAGTCCTATTGAAAATGTTAAAGAAGCAGCTAAGAGAAAAGCTATGACAGCAGCTGGAATATGGAACGAAGAACTTGAAGCTTTAGATACCAAGATGGGAAATCAAGCTATTATATCAGGTACGGCTGATTACAGTTTCAAACATTTTGCTCAGTATTGGAGAAGATACAAGTCTATAATTGAAAGCAAGGGGAACAAACAGAAACTTGAAGATCTTTTTAAAGGTGAAGTTCCAGATAATTTTAATTGGCAGGATTATAGTATTATTAGGATACCCTATGAATTAATACCAAAAGGTTTCATGGATGACAAGCAGGTAGCTAGAGCTAAAGCTACAATTCATACTGGTATTTATAATATGGAATACGCTGCGTGTTTTACAAAAGATAGCGACGGATTTTTTAAACGAAGTATGTTGGAAGCATGTGTGGCTAATGAAGGTAATCCTATTATTATTGGAGAAAAAACAATATTATTTGATGCTACTACTCAAGGCAATATTCATAATCAATATGTGTATGGTATTGATCCAGCGTCAGAGAAAGATAATTTCAGTATAGTTATTTTAGAGTTACATCCAGATCATTCTAGAATCGTATATTGTTGGACTACTAACAGAAGTAATTTCAAAGAGAGACAAAAATCAGGTCTTACTAATGAACATGATTTCTATGGTTTTTGTGCAAGGAAGATTAGAAATCTTATGAGGACATTTCCTCCGAGAGTAATTGGCATGGATGCTCAGGGTGGTGGTATTGCTATTGAAGAGGCTTTACATGATCCTAAAAATTTAGAACCTAATGAACAATTGATATGGCCGGTTATTAACTATGAAAAAAGTAAAGACACAGATTCGCAACAAGGTTTACATATTTTAGATATGGTTCAATTTGCTAAGGCAGATTGGACAGCGCAAGCTAATCATGGATTGAGGAAAGATTTTGAAGACAGAGTTTTACTATTTCCAAGATTTGATCAATTAACTTTAGGATTAGCATTAGATGAAGATGGTAAAGATATAATGAAAGCAGATTTAAGTCCACTATATGATAGTTTGAGTGAATGTATTTTAGAAATAGAAGATCTTAAAAATGAACTTACTACTATTGTTATGTCGCAAACTAGTACAGGAACAGGAGCAAGAGACAAATGGGATACACCAGAGGTCAAGTTGCAAACAGGTAAGAAGGGTCGATTAAGAAAAGATAGATATAGCTCCTTGGTAATAGCAAACATGTTAGCTAGACAAACAAGACAGCAATTAGCTAGACCGGACTATGATGTTATAGGTGGAAACAGGACAGAGATAGTGAATCAAGAGGGAGATATGTACAAAGGCCCAGATTGGTTCACTGGAGGAGCAAATGACGATTTTTATACTGGCATATACAAATAAAAAGTGTATAATAAATTAATGGAATTGCAATACTATTACAATTGAAATGAGATTATGAGTAAAAAATACCCTAAAAGTGACGCCATTCAGGATCAATCTTTAGTAGGCGAAGAGGCTTACGTAGCATGGGGAGATGATTTAGCTTCTAAACAAGAGGCTTTAAGCAAATCTTCAGAGTCTATGGAAGAATACGTTGGTATAGATCATAGCACAGCAACTCGTAGACATGGATTAGATTACTCTAACCTTTCTACGAATACTTCGGGCAAACCAGGATTAACCCGTGCAGACTATGATTTCTTCAGACCAGACGAAGCAGTACCTCGCAAAGTCAAAGGAATAATAAAAAGGGCTGAGGATATTTATCAAAGGGTCGGTTTGGTTAAAAATGTTGTAGACCTAATGGGGGACTTTGGCGCACAGGGTATTAGATTAGTTCATAAGAATAAAAGGATTGAAAGATTTTACAGAAAATGGTTTAAGAAATGCGCAGGCAAAGATCGTAGCGAAAGATTTCTTAATAACCTTTATAAGAGTGGTAATGTAGTTATAAATAGACAGACAGGAAAATTAAGTTTAAAAGTTGCAGATAAACTATTTAAAAGTGTTGCATCTCCAGACTTATTAATTCATGATTTAGAAAGTGTACAGCTTGAGAAAAGAGAAATTCCATGGAGATATACATTTATAGATCCTGTTTATGTAGAAGTATGTGCAGGTTCCCTATCTTCTTTTGTTAGCGATAAAAGATATGAGCTAACTATACCTGCTACTTTACGCAAAATGATTAATGCTCCTAAAAGCCAAGCAGAAAAAGATGTGATAGCTCAACTACCTGATGCTATTTTAGAAGCGGCTACATCTAGAAAGTCATATCCATTAGATCCACAAAAGACTATGGTTTATCATTATAAAAAAGATGATTGGCAAAGATGGGCTTTCCCTATGATTTATTCTATTATGGATGATATTACTGTAATTGAGAAGTTAAAACTCGCAGATATGGCAGCACTAGATGGTGCTATTTCTAATATTAGGATTTTTAAATTAGGTAGTCTTGAACATAAAATTGCTCCGACCAAAGCAGCAGCAGCAAAACTAGCCAATATTCTTGGTAACAATGTTGGTGGAGGAACAATGGATTTAGTTTGGGGTCCAGATATTGAATTATTAGAATCTAGAACTAATGTACATCAATTTTTAGGAGAAGCAAAATATACTCCTCATTTAAATTCAGTATACGCTGGCTTAGGTATTCCTCCTACTCTTACTGGAACCTATGGGGCTGCAGGTACTACTAATAACTTTATTAGTCTTAAAACTTTGACACAAAGACTACAATATGGTAGAGACATGTTAACAGAGTTTTGGGAAAGAGAAATCGCACTAGTTCAAAAGGCTATGGGTTTTAGAGCACCAGCTAAAGTAGAATTTGATAGAATGGATTTATCTAACGAAGAATCAGAAAAAGCTCTACTAATTCAACTAGCAGATCGTAATGTGGTATCAGATGAACTATTGCAGACTAGATTCGGTTTTGATCCAGACATGGAAAAAACAAGATTAAACAGAGAAGCTAGAGATAGAAAGAAAGACAGAATGGTTGGGAAAGCTAGTCCATATCACGATCCTGAACCGGAAAACGCACTCAAGAAAATCGCTTTGCAAAGCGGAGTTGTTACACCTAGCGAAGTTGGACTAGAACTAGATCCTAAGAAAGAAGGAGAGAAAAGTTCACTCGAAATGCGGGAAAAGCCAAAACCAACAAAGTTGGCAAAAGATTCGCCAGAATCTTTGCCTGGAGAACCGCAGCAAGGACGACCCAAATTATCAAAAGATGCAGAGAAACGAAAAGAACGAACGTTCTCGCCCCAGACAGGAGCATCATTGCAGCTATGGGCCACCGAAGCTCAGGGAAAGATAAGCGAAATTATAAACCCAATATTACTTGATTTCTTTGGAAAAAATAATCTCAGAAGTTTATCTAATGATCAACTAAAAGAGCTTGAAGACGTCAAGAGTAGTATTCTTTTCAATATCAAACCATTCTGCACAATAAATTCTGAAACGATTACGGAAAAATTAAATGACTTAAATTATACACAGTTGACCACTTATAGTGTATGGTTAAGACAGTTGGCCTCACAATTAAATAGGGATTTGTCTGTTGATGATCAAAAGCAGGCAAAGTCTAGTTTTTATTGCACATTGAATAACAAGTAAAAGGTACACTTAATGATTATATATCCTCACGAAACTGATGATGGTCTAGCAGAAAAGATATCTGCTTCTAGTACTATTTCCTATGCTTCTATAGTAGAACCATGTGATATTACACAAAGTCAAAAGTCTAAAATAAAAGTAGCTGCATCTGTTAGCGATGCTGATTTATACTATGTTCAGTCTATTTTAGTGAGTTCTTCCTGGAATAGAAATGATGATATTTTTGATAAGGCTGAAGTTTGGGCAGCTAGGGCTACCCCAGAAGATAAGCCTACAAATTTAGAACATGATGAAAATACAATTATTGGTCATATCACATCTAATTGGCCTATTGACACAGAAGGCAAAACTATTGCTGATGATATTGATATGGATGACCTACCAGAAAAATTTCATATTGTTACTGGATCGGTTATCTATAAAGCTTTTAGTAGTCCTGAACTCAAAGAGAGGGCAGAGAAATTAATTGCTGAGATCGAAAATGGCACAAAATATGTTAGTATGGAGTGTTATTTTAAGGGTTTTGATTACGGCTTAACAAATAAAATTACAGGTGAATATAAAGTTTTAGCTCGTAACGAAGACACAGCTTATCTCACAAAACATCTTAGAGCTTATGGTGGTTCTGGTGAACAAGATCAATATAAACTTGGTAGAGTTTTGAGAAGTATTACATTTAGCGGCAAGGGTTTTGTTGACAAACCAGCAAATCCAGATAGTATAATATTTCAAAGACAATTAATTGACGATTTATTGGAAGAAAAAAATGACAATTTATCGAATTCAGGTGTAGTACATAATAAGCCCATAACTAGCGAAGACACGGAGAATATCATTATGAGTGAAAATATCGAAAAACAAGTTGCAGAAATTAGTGATAAGTTAGACACTGTTGCAGCTAGTTGTGAACATACTGAAGAAGCAAAAACGTTAGCTTCTGAATTAGAGAAAACCAACCAAACCCTAGAGGCAGCTATGAAAGAAAAAGACGAAATGCTCGAAGCCAAGTCTGAGGAGCTAGAAGCTCTCTCCATGAAGATGGATGAAGAGAAAGCTAAGAAAGACGAAGAAATGGCTAAAAAAGAAGAAAAATCAAAGTCTGAGCTTGAAGAAGTATTAGCAAGCAAGACAGAACTCGAAGAAGCTCTTAAAGCCGCACAGACCTCTCTTGAAGAAGCCAACGAAGTTATCGCTGGTTATAAGATGAAGGAAGAAGAACAGGCCAAGAAAGAGAAAATGATGAGTAGAAAAGCTAATTTGGTTGAAGCGGGTCTCGATGACGACGCTGCTTCCGCTGCTGTTGAGAAATTTGAAAGTCTCGATGATGAATCCTTTGAATCTATGACTTCCCTTCTTGCTACTATGAAGCCTGCACAGGCTGAAGAAGTAGAAGCTGAAGTAGAAGCTGAGGCAGGAATGCCACCAGCTCTTAAAGAAGCTTTAGAAAAGAAGAAGAAGGAAGAAGAAGGCAAGGCTTCAGAATCAGACGAACTTGAAGAAGCTGAATCAGCTTTAGAAGAAGTTGAAGCTGAAGAAACCGTTGATCTGAGCGTCGGAAGTGACGAAGCAGAAACAGAATCAGCAGAAGCTAGTGTTCGCGCAGAACTTGTAGAATTTGTAAGTGCTAGACTCGGTAACACCTCAAAATAGGGAGATAAAACATGGCTCTAAAACCAGATCGTATCGAAACTCAAACTGATGTATCTTTCTTTTCAGACGCAATTGCTACTCGTGGTGGTGTTGCTTCCGTAAAGACTGCTGGATCAGGTGTTTCTATGGATGATTCCAGTGCAGTTGTTGAATACACTGCAGCTTTAGCTAACGCTAATCCTGTCGGTATTCTTCTTAATGATGTAAAGGACTTAGATCTTACTCGTCAGCATATTAACTGGCATAAAGATGAAGTTCAAAAGGGTGGCAAAGTTACTTTGCTACAGGTTGGTCAGATTACTACTGACAATATCGACGGATCTGTACCAAGTGCAGGCTCCGGTGCTTTTGTTGGTAATAACGGTAATTTTACATGTGGCAACTCCGGTGCTCGGGTTGGCACATTCTTGAGTAGCAAAGACTCAGATGGGTTCGCCAAAATCGCTATTAACATTGCCTAACTTTAAAGGGAGATAATTACATGTCAGCAGAAACTAAAGCATTTCAACCAACTCCAGAATTGACTGATCTTTTAGTCAAATCTGGTTCGCAGCACAGAGAAACTTCTCTCGCAGCTAATGCAGAGTTTGCAAAAGCTCTTGAGCAGCCACTCCGTCAAGGTGTACTTAGTGGTAACATCCTCGATGGCATCTTTGAGCCAATTCAATTGGCCGCAAGTGCTACTCCTGAGTTTCCACTTGATTTCTTAGCCCCAGGTACAGAAAAGGACTTCGTTGCCTATACTGTTCCTAATCATGGCTATATTCCAGAACGTCACGTCGAAGGCGATTACGTCATGGTTCCTACTTTTGATATCGGTGCAAGCATCGACTATCTCTTAAAGTATGCCCGTGATGCTCGTTGGGACGTAGTCGGTCGTGCAATGGAAGTTCTTGAAGCTTCCTTTGTTAAGAAGATGAATGACGATGGATGGCACACGCTGCTTGCAGCTGGTGTTGATCGTAACATCGTTGTTTATGATAGCGATGCAGCTAGTGGCCAGTTCACTAAGAGACTTGTTTCTCTTCTTAAGACTGTCATGCGTCGTAATGGTGGTGGCAACTCTGCTAGCAACAACAGAGGCGCTCTCACTGATTTGTATGTCTCTCCAGAAGCTATGGAAGACATTCGTAACTGGGGTGTTGATCAGGTTGATGAAGTTACTCGTCGTGAAATCTATACCGCTGCTGATGGCAGTGTCAATAGAGTCTTCGGTGTTAACTTGCATGATCTAGACGAGCTTGGCAATGGCCAAGAATACCAGAACTTCTACGGTACCACTTTAGGTGCTGGAATGCCTTCTGGTCACAACACTGAAATTGTTGTTGGTCTTGATCTTCGCAAGAGAGACAGCTTCATCATGCCAGTGCGTGAACCAGTACAGATCTACGAAGACGATACCCTTCATCGTCAGAAGAGAGCTGGTTTCTACGGTTGGGCTGAGCAAGGCTTTGCTGTTCTTGATAACAGACGAGTTCTTCTCGGTTCTCTATAATCTATCTTTATAGATGTTAATAGGAAAAGCCGCCCACCAAATGGGTGGCTTTTTTTATGCTCGGGTGTATCTTATAAGTATACTAACTCTACAAAAGGTAAATTATTATGGGAGCAAGTCTTTACAATTTTGAGATTGAACAAGGCTCATCATTCAAAATGTCTTTGATTTATAAGGACAGTGCTGGAGCCGTTATAGATTTAACTGATTGGTGTGCTAGACTTATTTGGAAAACTAGTGCTAATGCTACACAAACTTTTGATAGTTCTAATACCAATAAAACTTCTTATGATTTTAATATAGAAGGACCTTTAGGTAAAATTAATCTATTATTTCCTGCTGGTACTACAAATGGATTCGATTTTAACACAGCGAAATATGACTTAGAACTACAATCTGATGAAGATCATTATAACCAAGGTGGGAAATATGTAATTAGGTTATTATATGGCACTGTCACTATACAGAAACGTTATAGTAAATCTAGTACAGCCTTGGAGTGCAATACCTAATGAGTGATTTTACTTTAGAAATTTCAGATGTAACTACTACATTAGAAATTGAAACTTCTACAGAAGATAATACTGAAAATTTAGAGGTTACCAGTACAGTTATAGGTACTGTTGAGATACAAACAGGATACTCTTCTACTGTTGCTTATGCTAGTGATGTTATTGGATTAAGCACTTATATAGCCAATTATACACCTGTTGCACTTACTGGAATGCAAAGCATAGCTGGTAGTGGAACAAATAACCCTCTTTATATTTATCATAGTATTATTGATGGTGGGTCGCCGTAATATATAACATAGGATAAAATTATGCCAGTTAATAATTTAATTAAATTAAGAAGAGGGACAGATTGGAATAGTAACCCTGTGTTATCACAAGGTGAACCAGGATTTGATACTACAAATAATATTTTGAAAATAGGAGATGGCACTACTGCTTGGAGTGGCTTGAGTCCTATAGGTAGTGGGTTAGATTACTTACGGTCTCACCCGAATATATCAGCAGCAAATTCATCAGATAATACTGGTCGTACATATATTCAAGATGTGCTTTTAGATTCCAATGGTCATGTGATAGGTATTAGTACAGGTACAGAAAGTGTTGTAAACACAGATACCACCTATACTGCTGGCACAGGGTTAGATTTATCAGAAGCAAATCAATTCAATATAGACAATACTGTTATTCAAAATGGTGATAATGTTAGTCTTTTAAATAATGATGCTGGATATTTAACATCATTTACCGAAACAAATGATCTATCTTCTTCTGTTACTTGGGTTAATGTACCAAATGCTAATATTACGGAAAGCTCTGTTATTCAACATAGTGGGGCATTAAGACTTACAGAATCTCAGATAGTAGACCTGCAAAATTACTTAACTTCTCACCCTACTATAGCATCAGCTGCTTCTTCTTCTGATAATAGTGGTAGAACTTATATTCAAGATGTTTTATTAGATAGTAATGGTCATGTAATAGGTATAACTACAGCCACAGAAACTGTTACAGACACTAATACAGAATATACTGCTGGAACAGGTATAGCATTACAAGGTACCGAATTTAACATAGAACCTAGTTTAATTAGTGGTAGAACTGAAGCTACAAGCGTAGACGCAGACTATTTATTAATTTGGGATGCTACAGACTCCGAACTTAAAAAAGTAGATGCTGGTGAGTTTTTAGGTGGAGGAGATATTGTAGATGATACTACTCCTCAGCTTGGTGGGAATTTAGATTTAAATTCTCAAAGTATAACTGGCGTTGGTAGTGTTGATATGGTGGGTAATATATTTAATAGTGGAGTTTTTAGAACTGCTTACGCATCTGTCGGAAATTATGTATCGATTTACCACTATAATGACAAGAAATACATATTTAGTCCCAATTCTAATATGATCTTGCAACCAGGTGGTCATTCTGATGTTAGATCAAGTATAGAGTTGCACAACGGCGGTGCTGTTACAATAGAGGGCGATAATCGTTTTGCTACACATATAAAAATTGATCCAAGACACGATGACGGAACAGTTATTTTTCCTAATGGGAACATTGGTATTGGAACAGATTCTCCAGGTAATAACAAATTTAGAATACATCATAATACTGCAAGATATAATAGTGAAAATACAGCTCATATAAAAATTCAAGATAGTGAATCTAATATCGGAGGATTGATTGGCGCAGATGTTACAGATGACGTTTTATATATACAAGCTATTGATCCGGGTACTAGTTGGGGAAAAAATATATCAATGCAAGCAATGGGTGGCAGTGTTGGTATTGGAACTATTGATCCCGGTGTTTATAAATTTAGAGTTAAGGGTGGTCATAGTTCTTTTGAGGATGGTAATGTACAATTCGATGGAGGTAATGTTACTATAAATCAAGCCGGTGGTAACTATGACTTTAGAGTAGAAGGTGATAGTAATACTCACTTATTGTTTACTGATGCCAGTACGGATAGAGTTGGCATTGGAACAGATAATCCACTTACGACATTACATGTATCAGGAACAACGAGTGAAGGAACGATACTGTCACAAACAGCCTTAGACACTAGCTGGGCAGGATTATTAATTCGCAATCAAGACAATGTTAATGTTGCTAGTTTCCAATATGGTAATAGTGGAGTTACTCATACTCCATCATTAGATAATACATTAATTATAGGTAGTAGACAATCTGGTGTACCGGTTAAATTTTATCAGGGTAAAGAAATTGTTGGTGCTTTTAAAGAAAATAATGAAAGAATAATTTTTGATACTAGTGGTAATACTATATTAACAGCAGCTACTGGTCAACACGTACATATTAGCGGTGTTAATCTTTGTATCAATACAGATTATCCAACAAGTAGAAAAGTAACTATTAGAGCTGGTAATTCAGATAATAGTTCCGCTGTCTTAATGCAAGGTACTGGCGTGGGCTCTGGTAATACTGATGGATTTTTATTATCACAAGCTCACGATGGCACTTCTTATGTTTGGAATTTTGAAACTAAACCATTAATTTTTGCTAATGCTAATACTGAAAGGATGAGATTAGAATCAGACGGTAAGTTATCTCATTATGGCACAGCTGCTACAATAGCCGATGGTAGTGCTTATGAATTAGATATTAGCAGTGCTGCTGCAACCCTTGGTGGAAACAGATTGCAACTTAAAAGTGCTGAAACGGTCTTTAATGAAGATGGTGGAAACTACGATTTTAGAGTAGAAGGAGACACTGATGCAAATCTACTATTTTTAGACGCAAGTAAAGACTCTGTGATAATTGGGAACAGTAATGACGGAAGTCTTAATTCTAAATTACATGTTTATGAGGTAGGTAATTTCAATACTACAAATTCTAGAACTGTCAATATTCTTGGAAGAGGTTATTCTACTACCGATGGAACATATTATCATATAGCTAATAATAGCAGAGCAGAAAAATATTTAAGTGCATCAACTACTGATGCTGGATATTCTATAGGGGTTAATGCTGTTTCTGTTATTTATTCTCCAGATGGAACTAATGCTTTAGCTGAGGTAGTAGCAGTTAGAGCAAACCCGTCTATTAATACTGCTGCTTCTAATGTTACTGTTACAAACGCATATGATATTAAGACTGTTCCTTACTTTCAAGGAACAAACAACACTATAACAAATCACTATGGGTTATATTTAGGTAATGCTGGTGCTGGTGGAACAACTCCGACAAATGAATATGGTGTTTATCAAGACAATACTGCTGCTACAAATTATTTTGGTGGTAATGTTGGTATTGGCACATCAACTCCTTCTTACCAGTTAACAGTCAAAGACAGTAGTATGTTCGGTGGAATATTAGTGTCTGGAGCAACTAATCCAGGCGTAACACTAGTTGATTCTACAGACAACAGCACACACGGGGTTTTTGGAAGGGATAATGGCAAATTACTAATAAGTTCAGATTCAACTTCTGTTGGTTCTAGTGCTTCTATTGATTTTACAGTTCAAAATATTAACGTAGTACAGGCTACTATTACAAGTGCTGGTGTTGGTATTGGCACAACAGAACCAGCTCGTAAATTACATGTTGTTGGAGATATAGAAATCTCTGGAACTATCTTCCAAAGTGGTTCAGTATTTGAAGGAGGTGGAGGTGGAGGTGGAGGTATTTCTAATCTTGTAGAAGATACAACTCCACAGCTAGGTGGCAACTTAGATGCACAATCAAATAATATTAGTTCAGTAGGAGATCTGACTGCTACATCATTGATTAAATCTGGTGGCACATCTTCACAGTTCCTTAAGGCTGATGGTAGTGTCGATACTAATACTTACCTTACTTCTTATACAGAAACAGATACTTTAGCTAATGTTACATCTAGAGGCAATACCACTACTACTACCTGTGTCATACCTTTCTTATATGCTAATCAGGCTGCTTTCCCAAATGCCACTACATATCATGGGGCTATAGCCCACAGTCATAGTGATGGTGCGATGTATTTTGCTCATGGTGGTGCTTGGATTAAGTTAGCAAATGATAGTGATATATTAAATGAAGAAAAAGTAGAGGACTTTGTTGGAGGTATGTTAACAGGTAATACTGAGACAGGTATTACAGTCACATATGATGATAGTGATGGAACTATTGATTTTGTTGTGGCTAGTCAAACAGACGAGAACTTTACAACTGCAGATCATAGTAAGTTAGATGGTATTGAAACAGGTGCAGATGTAACGGATACAACTAATGTAACAAATGCTGGCGCGTTAATGGACAGTGAAGTAACTGACTTGGCAGGTGTTAAAGGCGTAACTATTTCTACACTGCAAGTCAAGCCATCTGAAGGAGCTTTTGTAGACGGAGACAAAACTAAGTTAGACGCAATTGAGGCTAGTGCTAATGTAACCGACGCCACTAATGTTGATGCAGCTGGTGCTGTAATGAATAGCGACACTTCT